TTTGTGGCGCAACCTGGTTTTCTATCGGCAGAAATGACATCAGACCAATTAGAGAATCTTACAAACAAATTGACATTGACTTCAAAGAAATTCAACAGTTTGTTAATCAACTCACAAATGAGTCTGACGGATTTACAAAAGAACTTACCAGCATTGCTGACAGAAGTGGAACAATTAAAGATAGAAGTATCACTATTAGAGAAAGACTCACAATTATTGATAACAGAGTCGCAGGAGTTATTAGCGAAGTGGACAAGCTTGAAAGATGGAATAGAGAAGCTATCATTGTCGGTAGAGACCTTAGCGACCTCGCTTACACAGTTAGACAAATCTATCAAGAAAGCAAACTTAAAAAGTAATATAGGTTTAGGCATAGGCATACTATCTATAATTGGTTTAATTTTATTAACACTTAATAATAAATAATGATTATATGAGAATATCTCATATAATCATTATTTAAAGACTTTAATAGTCATTGACATTTAAAATATTCAATATTAAGATGTGTATTTATACACACTAAAACGAATCTTTATAAATCAATGACTAATTTAATGATTTAGTCAATGAATTCAGTAAATGTAATCCACTTTTTAGTTATACAATACAAAATCAAATAGCCTATTAAGTCAAAAATATCATTTTTACGCAAAGCTTCACCATTTTTAGTACAATTTATTATTCGATTTATTTTATCATTTAAGCGTATTCTTATTCCAACATCTGATTCAGCCTTAATAAAAACATCTATTGGTGTCAATGCTGAATCACCATAATTTTTATTTTTGTGCTCAAGAACATCAGCAATATTATTTGTTATTTCACGAAATTTTGAAAGCTTAGTCATAACCAACCCTCTACTAAATATTCTATAGCTGTTTTTGCTGCTGTATATTTTTCATAGTTCTGCCAGTCACTTGCACAGTGATATACAACAAAAGCACAGCTATCATTTGTTAAATTTTTTATTATTCCATGCTCAAGTTTATTATTATTACTATATGTTACTTTGTCACCTTTTTTCATACAGCACCTCTAATACCTTTGAATATTGGAAAGCGTAAACTTAACCCGCCCTTATCATTAGTTGTTTCTTCAAAATATTTTACAGTTACACTTTTATTTTTTATTAAAGCAGGATTTTTTGCAAAAGCACGTCTTTCGTCAACAGTAAAACCACTACCAACGCCAACAGCATAACCTTTATAATCAATAAATATTTTTGTTAATATATGTTCAATTATTCCTGAGCCTGTGTCCATATTACCAATTTCATAGCCTACAACGTTAAATTCTGCATCACGCATTTGTTTAATTTTTAATAGATTATTTGTTCTTTTACCTTCATAAATGGTATCTTTGCGAATCATTAAACCTTCCCATTGTAAGTCAGCTGCCTGCTCAATAGCTTTTTCAAGCATTTGTTTATTTGTAATTAACTCCTGACTTACAACTGATAAATATTTGTATTTGTCAAAGCTACATTTTAATTTGTATAAACTGTTTATACGTTGTGAAAAAATATTTGTTGACTTTCCTAATTCAAAATCTTTTATATCAAGACAATCAAATATTTTGTACATGGGCTTTTCTATTGTGTAATCTTTTCTGTTATACAAGCGCATTATTGACTGAAAATCTTCATCACCATTTTTGTCAATTATGCATATTTCACCATCAAATACATAATTTGCATTAAGCATATCAAGTTCAGTAGCAACTTTATTGAGTGTTTTAAATTCAAGGCCATTTCTTGAATATAACTTATAGCCTTCTGTTGTTGGTATAGCTAAGCATCTTAAGCCATCAAGTTTTCTTGATACAAACCATGACTGTTTTTCAAAATTTATTTTGTGTGCATAATCCTCATATTTCTTTGCAAGTGCAATAGAAAATTCAGGCACAGTTTTTGGAAAAACTTTATTTATAATTGCTGCATCAATCCTCGCTTTTAAGTTTTTATCAATGATATTATAAATAATATCAGCATAATCATTATTATCATCAACAAAACTATTAACAGCACTTATAGCAGTATGACCTGTTATTTTTCTGTCTTTTAATGCATCAAGTAGCTCAAAAATGTCATTGTATTCATTTATACCAATTACATAATGTAACTTTTCACAATTTGCTGATGTTATACCATATCTTATATATGGTGAATAAACATATTCAAATAATTTTTTAAGCTCAGGATATTTTCTTATAATAATTTGTTTATCAATTATTGAATTTGTTTTGTTTACCTCATCAATAAACTTTTTTGTTAATTTTAAAATACTCATCTATACTCCTTTAATAAAATCTTCTTTATATGTAGTTTATTTTTTGTTAATTCACTTGTTGTGCATATATACCATCGTGTTAATTCTTCAATAGTATATTGTGCTTTAATATCTGGTATAATATACCAATAATCATCAATAGTTAAAATCAAATAGTATGGCATTGCATTGTTATATTTGAACTTATAATCATGATGCCATGCCAATTGCCCAGGGCGCCATGGTATATTAGCTACTTTACGTGGCATTTGTTTTAATTCTTTGAGTTCAATCCAACCTTGAATTAACTTGTGTCCATAAATTATGTCAGGTACACCTAAGCCTGTTGTTGTTTCAATTCTTTGAAACATTATAAAAGGCAATAAATCATTAAGTTTTAAGTACATTGTTGTTTCAAGCATTATTACTCCTTAAAATTCTGTATTTGAATCAAAGTCTGTTTCATTAAATGCTTCTTCTGTTTCTTTTATTGCTGTAGCAGCATTATTACCAAGTAATTGTATCTGCTCACATATAAATTTTATAGCATATCTATTTTGACCTGTTTGTTTATCTTGCCAACGTTCCTGTTTAGCATAGCCTTTTATAGCTATTTGTTTTCCTTTTGTTAAAAACCTTTGTAATGATATTACAAGTTTACCAAAAATTACACAATCAAAAAATGACACCTCATCAATATACTCATTATCAATTTTTTTTATATTATTAACAGCTATTGAAAAGTTGCCTATTGTTGTTTCACCATATATCTTAACTTCAATATCACGAACCAATCTGCCTATCATTATAACTTCATTTAAGTCTTTAGCCATTATGCCACACTCCTGCTTTCTTTAATTCCTGCTCTGTGCATTCGCTTAACAAACGTTTGCCATTCTTTCTAATTGACCTTGGCGCAAGTTCATGCCCACAAACCTCTCTGCGCATGCCAAGCGGATTGCTTTCGCTTTTACTCTTGCCTGAACTCTTGTTTTCTTTTTTCATTTTGTTACTCCTAATTTATTTTTTAAGTCGCTTAAATCTGCAACTTCTTCAACATTAGCCCAGTTTGTACCTATCTCCATATCAGCAATAATTGGTACACGTAATTCAAGACAATTTTCCATAATATTTTTTGCTTCCATAAAAGCTTCAGCACCAGCATTTGTTTTTGGTATTGATGAATCAAGCTCATCATGCACAGTTAAATGTGGTGTTATATAGTCAAAAATACCAGCCTTGTATGCTTCGTACATTCCTTTTTTCATAAGGTCTGCAGCTGAGCCCTGAGTTAATCTACAAAACATCGTATATGCTTTGTTTTTATCAATCAACCTTGAACGTCGTTTTAAAAATGTTTTTATATAACCACGTGTCCTGGCAATATTTTCAACTGCTTTAATTGTTGATTTAATAAATGGTGCAGCTTTGTGATATATTGTTAATATATCATAACAATAATCAAGGTCCCATTGAAAAAATTCAGCCATATGTCTTGCACCCATACCATATGCAATACCAAAATTTAAGTTTTTTGCATAGCGTCTTTTTAGACCTGTTAAATCAACTATGTACTGATGATAGTCCTGTCTTGGATTTTCATTGTATTTTGCACGTACTTCATCTGACCCAGGTCCTTTAGCAAAATGTGCCATAAAACGATATTCAATCTGTGAATAGTCCAATTTGCCCCATAAACAATCTGGCAATGGCACAAATGGTTCTCGTGATAATCTGCCATAATATTCATCAACACCAGTTGAAGGTATTTGTTGAAGATTTGGATTTGCACTTGAAAATCTACCAGAACGTGTGCCAAAATTATCTGTACGCATATTATAAAAACTTGCATGAATTAAGCCATCTAATGTTCTGTAGTCAATTAAGCTGCCATTTAAAAATGTTTCAAGCACTTTATCTGCTCTGCGTAAATCAGATAAATCTTCTCCTATTTTAGTTAATATAGCATCTTCAATTAACTCATCGTTAAAACCACGTACTTGACCTTTGGCAAGCTTTTGCAAAAAATCACGATTTATTGAAGGATTACCTTTTTCTGTCATATTATATGGTATATCGAAGTCATCAAATATTTCAGCTAATTGTTTTGAACTATTATAGTTGAACGATTTACCAAATTGACTACATAATGCATTATATGTTGTTGATACACGATTTTTTAGCTCATTAACATTTTTTTCACGTATAGTATTATCTATAGGTGTGCCATTTTTACGCATAAGCAATAATACCCGGAGCAATTCGCATTCAAGATGCATTAAATCAAGAAGTTCTTGTTCTATCAATATTGGCTCTTGTATTTTCCATATATTGAATGGCAAATCAACATCCTGTATAGCATATTCTTCAACAAGATAATGTGGCATTTTCCATAGCCATTTTCTTACATCACCTTTAAGGTCATTATCAATACAAAATTGTTCTAATTTATCTTTTGCTTTTCCACCATGCTCACCAAAGTATTTTTTTCCCATAAAATCAAGATTATACTTGCCTTGATTTTCGTCTATAAGTGCTTCTGCTATACCAATATCTATAAGTGGCCCATTAACTTTTATATTAAGCCAATTTTCAATCCAATCTAAGTCATACATTAAATTTTGGCCTATTTTAATAGCCTCTGTTGACAATGTTTCTCGCAAATATTCTATATTCTTTTTTCTTAGTTCTTCTGTACAGTCATAGTGTCCAAGATTATAATAGCCTTTTATGCCATCTTCATTAACAAGTGAAATACCTAAAATAAAACCATTCTCATTAAGAAAATCACGTGATATAGAACGATAAACTCCTGGTCCTCTTGAAAGTAATTCTGGGTCATAGGTCTCAATATCAATAGACAATAATTTACTGCCTTTTAAATTTTCGTACATCATATACTCCTTTTTTCTCGTTGTTTTTTTGCTTCATAATAGCATGCACTGCTACAATACTTTTTACTTACATGATTTGACTCAAATTCTTTATTACAAACTGCACATTTTCTTTTCTCTTTTTCTATTTTTGTATATACAGTTTCTTGATGCTTAACATAACAATCATTGCAACAATAGACTTTCTTTTTATTATTTGTTTTAAATTCTTTGCCACAATGCTTACATTTTTTTGGTTCAATATTCTTTTTCTTATAACCATAGTTATCTTTTTCATAAGCAATTTTTCTGCACTTATTTGAACAGTACTTTTGAAATGAACGATAACGAAAATATTGCTTACCACAAATTTCACAATAGCCTATTACTTCTCCCATTTAATACCTCATAATTTATAAAGTGCTATGTCTATCAAAAGATAGACACAGCTAAACCTTTACAAGTATGTATTGCTTGCACCGCCAACGGCGGGAATGCGAAAGGACTTGTGACCTTTCTTGTGCATTACTGGTCAACTTACCCAGTTATAAGTCGACCATCACTCTGCTTTTGTTTATCAATTCATTTTATTGTTTATCCATGAAATTCATTATTTAAAGACTTTAATAGTCATTGACATTTAAAATATTCAATATTAAGGTATATATTTATACGCCCTAAAACGAATCTTTATAAATCAATGACTAATTTAATCATTTTCAGACAATACTTTACAATCTTCTGTATCAATAGTGCTACCATCTATAGGTAATACTACATAAGAGCCATCACTATCAAGTTTATCAGATACTTCAAATATTTCTCCAATACAATCAGCATACCAATATGTTGATAATTTTGCTTTAATTATTTTTACTAACATTATTATTCTCCTTATTAAGATAAAACATATCAAGTCTTTTTAATTTATAATCAATTATTGTATCAATAATATTGTTATTGTGTGCAACAAATCTTTCAAGCTGTTCAATACATATTTTAGCATCTGCTATTTCTTCACAAATATTTTTATTATTTGTATATGTATCTTTGCCAAGCATTTTTGTTAGTTCTTTAATAAGCTCTGACATTTCTTCTATTGCTTTTATAATTTGATTATTTCGACCATTCTGTTCTTCAAGCTTTTTATATATTATTTCACGTTCATGCTTTTTCACACTGCCACCTCTACTTTTATTGCAGATAAATAATTATAATTTTTCAATTCAACATGCTCTGCTTCAAATTTTTTGAATGTTGTAAAACTATCTTTTATTACTAATTCTGGTAAATCAAAATACTTATTTTTTCTGCTTAAGTGTTCTTCAATTGCTTTATGCTGATTTAAATATATGTGTGTATCAGCAAAAAAGCATGTTAATATGCCTGGTGTTAAATTATATTCATAAGCTAATAACATTAGTATTAAAGCATATTCTGCTATGTCAAAAGGCATTCCTAAAAATACATCAACACTTCGCATATAAAAAAGCAAATCTAATTTGTTGTCTGTAACAACTACTTGCCATAATACATGACAAGGCTCAAGTGCCATTGAATATCTTTCATTGTGATTCCAAGCTGATACAACCATTCTTCTACTACTATTATTATAGCATAATTGTTTTTTGACATAATCAATTTGTGATTCACCAAAGTCATTTTTTTTATTCCACTGTGCACCATATATAGGCCCAAGGTCATTTGTTTGTAATTGAATTTTTTTGCGCTCTATATCTGTTAAATTTTTTGGCACATAGTCAGGTCTACACCATTGATTCCATATATTGCAGCCTCTATCTTTAAACCATTGCTTATTTGTTTTTGCTTTAATAAAGCCTTCAAGCTCAACACACATTGTTTTAAAATATAATTTTTTAGTTGTTAAGGCTGGAAAACCATCTGCCATATTATGCTGTAACATTAAGCCTGTTATACTTTTAGTACCTATACCTGTTCTATCTTTTTTAAACTTTCCATTAACAAATACATTTTCTAATAATGTTAAGTATGCTTGATCAAAATTATTCATTAAGTCACCTCATATAATCTATAATATTTAATATAAAATTATTTATTTTTATTTGTTCTGTAAATAATTTAATGTACAAAGCATTCAACTCAGCAAAAGGCAAGTTTTTATCTTCTTTTTTAAAGTTTAATTTTTTAATATCTTCAAAAATAAATAATTGAACTGCATGTTTATATTGATTTACAATCACTTCAAATGCTTGTATATGCTCAAAAGTTATAATCGACTTTCGTCCTAAGATATTTGAATAAACATATTCAGATATTATAAAGCTTCTATCAAATAATAGTCTTGTTGGTGACTGAAGTAATATAAACTCTTTTGTTATTTCACTTGATATGTCAATCTCGTTCTTTGGTTTTGACCAATTGTGAATATAAAAATAGTCACCATAAAATTTTAGTATATCATTTGCTGTCGTTGTCTTGCCAGTACCGTCTACACCTTCAAAAATTATGCTCATTTAAAACCTCTTTCAATGCTGTTTTATAGCTATAATGCGTTTGTGCATGTACAATATGTAAGTTGTGTCTTGCCCTTGTGCATGCAACATATAATACTCTTAATTCACTATCACTCATTTCATAGAGTTGTCTATAAACAGCTCTTGTTATATCAAGTAATAATATAACATTGTCTGCCTCACCTCCTTTTACACCATGTATTGTATTAACCATTATCTTTGGTTCTTGTATATGTATTTTATTTTCAACAAGTTTTCTGTAATAAAATACTTCTTCGCCAGGCAAATTTAATACTTCAAACCATGAAAATTTTGCTATATCAATAATACCTGGTCGTATACAAGCTTCAACTTTAATCATGTCTTTTTCATCAAGTTTACCTGTTTTATATTTTTCAAAATTTTTTATTGCAAATATCATTTTTTCATTTATTGAAATATTTCCTTTATGATAAAACAATTTTGTTTGCTTCTTTAATTCATCAACAAATATTTTTAAAAAATAATTATTACGCGATAAACAATAGTATGTTTCATCATCTTTAAATTTAAAATCTGCAATGCTATTATAATAATATATGTTGCCTCCATCATTGTTTGGCTTAAAATCTTTATCAACTCTATTTGTTATATAAGAACTAATATTCTTTGCAAAGTCTAATAAATTAGTTGATAAGCGCCAACTTTTATTTAGTATAGTTCTATTGCCTTCAATATTTAAAAAATAATTAACATCTGCTCCTGTCCATTCATATATAGCTTGGTCGTCGTCACCTGCAATATATAATCTTTTTGCTTTTGAAAATAATACATTACAAACCTTCCATTGTAATGTTGTTAAATCCTGAGCTTCATCTATAATAGCAACATCAATATCAAGTGCTATTCTTTGTTTTATTGTATTTTTTAATAAGTCAGTAAAATCTACCTTTTTAAATTGTTTTTTAAACTTTTCATAATTTAATGCAATATGTTTAAGTGTTGTAATGTTTATTTGCATTGCATCACGCATTTTTATATACATATCATAATTGTTATGCTTCAAAAAGTATAAAAATAAATATCTGTCATCATTGTGAAAAAATTCTTCTGTATAATATCCAACAAAATTCATATTCATAGCTTTTGAAAAATGTCTATAATCTTTTTTACTGAGCATATCATATCTTGTATGTTTCAATTCATTAAAGCATATAGAATGTAATGTTCTAAAATATTTAAAATCTTTATCTGTGTAATTAAATTTTGTTATAGCTCGCTCAAGACCTTCATAAACACCTTTTCGTGTGAATGAAATAAAAGCTATTCTATCTGGAGTAGTTTTTGTTAATTCTTTTTCAAGAATATTTAATAAATATGTTGTTTTACCACAACCTGGAGCACCAAAAATAATTTCTTTTTTTTGCATTTCGTACCTCTATTTAAAAGTCTTGTTCATCATCTGTAATTATATCACTAGTTTCATCACTGTCATATATGCTAAAATCAGCAACAAAAGTTTCTTTTTCTAAAAACATTTCTGCATTAACAGCTTTTTCATCTAATTCAGCAACTCTTATTTGTTTATTCTTTTCTGTTCGTATAACACAATTAACAACACCTATGTCTCTTAGCATGCCATGTATTTCATTTGAACTAAATAGTCTAAAATTTTTATAGTCATATAAATATTCAATTAAATCTTTATTTCTAAAATAATATTTACCTTTGTCACTATCAAATAGTACGCGTTTTGCCAATATTTGGTCTTTAGTGGTTGCTGGAGCACGTGCCGTAAGAAATTCATAAAATATATTTTGAAAACGTACAAGCGGTGATGTATCATCATCACGTGCCACTGCTACTTTTGAAATATCTAGTAAAGCTTGATTTATCAACTTAAACCATTCAACCTGTTTCATTTTAAATGGCAAAAATCTTAGTTGTCTAAAACAAAGTCTTAAAAATACATCTTGCTTTATAATTTCATCTTCATTTTTGAATCTTAAAATTGTAAACTTTTCTTCTTCTTGTGTTTTAACCTCCCATTCATAATATGGCGACGCTGCATTATATTGATACATTTTACCAAATATTAGATTAGTAAAATAGCCACCTTCTTTTCCAATACCATAATCCTTATCTTGACATATTTTTTTGTCACAAAAATCACACAATGGTGACTGTGTACATTTATATGTATAATCTTTTTTACGCAATGACGATAGTATAGTATCTTCAATTTCTTTTATAGGCAAAGGACTTGTCAATGCGTCATTTATTTTAACTAATGACTGTTCAAAATAATTTTCATCTTTCTTTTTTAAGTAAACACCAAATGAAAACAGATAATTATTTCTGCCATTATTTTCATCAAGAGCACTCAACATATAAATAGTTTGTAAGCATGGCGGTGCATCATTAAATGGCAAATCATTTAGTAGCTCATCTATTTCTTCAATACTTGTTAATTTTGTTTTTATGTGAATTAAAGCGTCATTAAAACTAAGCATTTCTTTATTTTTAATCAAGCCTTGTTTTGTTTCAATTGCATTATAATAAGGTAAGTTTATCCAATTACCTACTTGACCAGGTGCAATTTTTGATTGCTTAGGGAATATTTCTAAGGCTTCATTTTTATTTTGCTTGACAAATAATGCTATACCAAGTACTTTAGCCATTAAATTCATACGTTTTATTGCTTCTGATGCTTTTACTTCTGTTTTAAAAAATGTATATAAATGATAGCCACCTGACTTGCTATAAAATGGTACAATAGGAAAATTATAACGTTCTATAGCTCGCAAGTAGCTATCAAAATTTTTATCATAAATATCTATATCTAAAACTGCAAATTTACATTTATTGTCCTCTGTTATTGGTATAACACCAAGACCTATTTTGCCTTTTAAATGGTCACGGTATTGTGCAATTGTTAATAATTTATTTGTTATTGTTGCATTCTTACCGTTTTCTTTTTTATTTTTAGCTGAAAAATTATATGTATGCAAACCATAATTATGTTTATTACCAATAAACAAATCTTTAAAGCTATTTAATTGCAGTTCAGATATTTCCAAGGTGTACTCCTTAATTGTACATATTAAATTTGTTTAAGTAAGCTGTTTTTAATTTTTGGTCGCTGCGTAAAAGTTCAAGTACAGATTTAAGCTTTTCAATTATCTCCTTTTCAATTATTGAGAAATCTTCTGCAATATATTCTA